GCAGCATCATAATCAGAAGAAATACCAGAAGCATAATTAATTATTGCTTGCTTTTCGCTAGGATCAATAAATTCAAGAACCTTTTTAACTTCAGCTTCATCTAAAGCAATGCCTTTAGTTCCACCACTTTGAAGGTAAAGAATAAGTTGACTACGCTCCATTGGCGTAGCTGTTTGTTTCATTAAGTAATCAATGCCACCAAGAGCAATAGCTTTATCATAGTCATTTGCTACACGCTGATCATCACCAGCATTAAAATTAGGAAGCGCAGAAGCAATACCATCACCCGCAGCACCAACATTCTTATTCTTAATTGCTATAGCAGATTCAAAGTCACCAGCCGCAGCCGCAGCCATAGCTTCACCTTCATTATTAGAAATAGAAAGAAAAAGCTGAGAAGAAGCATTTGCCCTCGCTCTAGCAACAACCTTCTCTTGAATATTTAACTTTGTAAGAGCCAGATACTTAGCGCCAGTAGATTCAATGTAAGCCTCATACTTACCGCCAGCATTATTAGACATCTGACCAATGTAATCGCTCATAGCTTCGTCATAAGACTCAGGAGCAAACTGATATTTTAAAGCAAGCTCTTTTGCTTTAAGCTGCATTTCAGTATTTATTGAGTCCTCAAAACGCTGGTCAATAACACGCTGATAGGCTTCAGCAGCAATCTGTCCAAATCCTTGTGGTGCTTTATATGCCTCTGGTTTTCCAGTTGTAGGGTCAATAGTTGTTAGCTTTTCTTGTTCAGCCGCAAGAGCAACATCAACACCCTTCTTTTCAGCAGCCCTTGCTGCATCCCTAAATGCAAGGTTAGCCATTGTTCCAGCCGCTTGGCTAATAGCTTGGCCTACTGAAGCTGCACCAGCATCGGCTCTAACAACTCCGACTGGCTGATTAAAGATTTGGGTTCTCTGTCTAATTACAGCCATTATGTTTGAGCCTTCTTATACTGATAACCAGCCTCTGCCATAGTACCAACCGCGCTAAACAGAGAGGAGTAAAGAGCATTACGACCACGACGTTTCTCAGCCATAGCCATCATATCAGCGCGTAAATCCTCTGCTCTTGTTTGACGTGCTATTCTGCCAATGTCTTGACCAGCTATTTCTTCTTGCCTTCTTAAGAATGCTTCAACACTGCGATCAGCCCCAATATCACGACCTTGTGCAGCAAATGCAGCAAGGTTTGCAGAAGTTGCTAAATCATATTCCTCGCGCCTTGCCCTGGCTTGCTGCATAGCAGTAACTTGATTTTCTTTTTTTTGCGTTTGCATTTGAAACGCATTAAGCTGTGCTTCTTGTTGCGCACCCATGCCAGCAGCAAATTGACCTGCAGCACTTATTGCAGACATAGCTAAGAAAATACTCATTAAACTATCAACTCCGTAACTATTCCATTTACTTGCATAGTAAGCGGATCATCTTGTTCAATCGTAATCTGCGGATCACGACTATACCCCAAAGAACGAAACTCCTTCTTACCAGTAAAGCCAGCAGCCATTGAAGGTTTTTTGCTATTTACCTTGACTGAGTTTGCATTCTTTAAGTCTAAAACAATATTGGTAATACCTCTTGGAGTTCCAGTTGCAGGGCCATTACCCATAGAAGCATCAACCGCATTTGTAATTATCTTTGCTGTGTACTTCTTACCCACATAAGCATGAGTGTAATTCTCAGCAGAGTATGCAGAAAGATCAACCTGATTGCTTCCATTTACAGTAAATGCACCAAGAGAATACTGAGTAGAATCCTTGATTGCTATTACATCAACAGAATCCCCAGAAGAATATACCGCACTTACATCAACAACATTTGTTGATATTGCACCATATAACCAGAAGTCTAGGCCAACTTCAGTATTAAACTCACAGAGTTGCAAGTTACCATCTGAGTCATACACATTAGCAAATATACGATCCTCAATTGCACAAACAGAACCAAAAGTTCCAGCCGTTGTTACCCTAGTCCAAGCTGCTCTGCGCTCTGCTCTATTCGAAGTAAACAAAACCATTTCACCATTGCTCATGGTAAATGCAGCATAAGAATCTGGCAGACCAAAGCCACTATGCGAAACAGCAGCATACTTTGGCGTATCAATTAAATGAGAAGCAATTGTGGAAATAGCAACAGAGCTATAAGCATCCTCTGCATCGGTATAAAGATACTCGCGTATAATCTTACCGTTTAACTCAGAAAATATTGTAGCCCCATCAATTTCAACTGGCTTTACAAACTCAACACCAAATGGTGTTTGCTTTCTAATCTGCGCATTTGTTGGTGTAATGGCTTGGTTAAGATATGTTGGCACATAGAGTTCGCTTGACGCGGTAAACACTTGCAGGTCACGATTAGAAATCAAATACCGTATTTCATTTACATCGCCTGTTGCTGCAATAAGATTGATTGAATCCGCATCAGCAGCCTCACCAACATCAAAGTTAAAGTATTCTCCAACCTTACTAAACCAAAGTGCATCAGGTTCAGCTATTGTACCACCGTAAACCAATCTGTTTTCATGGAAAGTAACAGCAGCAGGGTATCCTCTTTTTGCAGAAAATGATTGTTCATCCCAATCGGCAATAGGCGCATGGCTTGCAATTGTTACATAACCGCCACCATCTTCAGCAGAAGACGCTGACCCACCTGCAGTAAATGTAAAGGTATTTTCATCAATAATAGCACTTACAGTTCGAGCGCCATTTAAGTTGCCAGTATTAATTCCACCAACAGCAGAGGCATTTGATATAGTAATAGATTCACCACCAGCAAAGCCATGAGCTAACATAGTTACTTCTACAGTTGTGCTGCCATCAATAGTACGCAATGGATTCAAAACCGAAAGGCGTGTTGATAATTCATCAATAACATCACCAGTAGCTTGAGTAGAAGACTGAACGCTGGTTATTTCAATTTCATTTCCACTATATCTTACTGTTACTCCAACGTGCAAAGAGTCCAAATAATCACCACCAGTCTGCGTACCTGTGGTATCCCAATAATCAGTGCTTGTTGTTAGTGTAATTCCAGTGCCAGTTGTTGCGCTTGGGTCAAGTGTTACCCCTTGGCTTTGAAACTTAGAATAAGGTTGAAACGTAATACTGTTATCTAATCGCTGGTCAAAGGTGTAAGTGCTAATTTCAAATGTAGTTAGGCTGGTTCTTGTTAGCAGTCTAGGCGCAAACAATGGATGGCATATCCACATCACATCGCCGCGCTGCGTTGCTGTATATTGTTTTAAGTAATCTTCATCGAATGGCAAAGCGGCTGCACTCGTATCTTGAGTAAGAGTAGCTACAAGACTTACTGTTCCATCAGTTAAAAGTCGAAAGCATCTAACCTTGGCATTCTCAACAGAAATTATATACTCTTCGTTTTGGTCAAAAACAAAAGGAAATAAATGAGATTGCTCTTTTGTTGAGTCATTTAAGCTATAATCATAGATATGTTTTAGGCCATATCTTTTTTTCAAAGACCCTTCGGCAGTAACTACCATATTCTCTACGCGCTGCGCAGATGCAGGATACACCGCAGTATCAGTTCTCATTACTAATGAATCACTGACTTCTCCAAACTGAAAGCTGTTCTGAGCAACTCTAACTTTTTGCATCAACTGCGCCTTTCAGCAATAAACCTCGATGTTACCAGCTTACGTGTTGTTTGCTGTTGAGAATCAATATTCCTAGCTTTCATAAATAACTGCGCTGCTTTATCTTCCATTAAACCAGCAAGCTGTGCATCTCTAGCTATCGAAATTGCGAATGATGCAGCAAGAGAAAACTCAATAGCCGTTGTAAAATAAGAAGGCCAGTTAGATTCAGACTCCCTTTGAACATAATCTAAAACTACGGTATCGGTTGTAGTTGCATCGCAAAATATTCTGTTGCCATAAATATCATACTTAATTGCAACATCATTAATTGTTACGCTTATTGCTGTAATACAAGATGTTGGTACATGATAAGCAGCGTCAAACTTACTTTTAGGGGCTGTTGTTAATCTTGTAAGATTAGATTGTGTAGTTGCAAAACGCCAGCGAAAAGACGCAAATGAAGTGCGAACTATATCTTCATACAAAGCATTTGCAACATTTGCTTCTACTGTATTTGCTGTAAAATCAGTAATGGCGTCTGCGCCAATAAGATATAAAGCGTTGGTTGCAACTTCTAATGCGGAATCGGCTACTCTTGGCATGGCAGTATGGGGGCCGAAGCCCCCATTCCCTTATTAGTCGCCGTCTGTTTCAGCAACGGCAGTACCGTCTGAAACATCGACTACAGTGCCAGTGTTCGAAAGAACATTAACAAAGTTTGTTGTTGGTGTGTTCGTATCGCAAACAATAATCAGATCACGGACAGCAAGCATATTTGCTGCATCGTTAAAATAACCTGATGAGTTTACAGTCGCAATTGTGTCTGTGGTTGAATACATCCACAAGCTTCCGTTTGAATCACCACCAATTCGAGCTAATCCACTTGCTGCATAAGCCATGTTTTACTCTCCTTAGTTGTTGTCTAGGACTTCATAGACGCCATTGGCATCAATGATTATGGCACCCATTGACATCATAGATGTTGCAAGGTGTGAGACTTTTTCTGCGATGTAATTAACTTCTGTCTGAACATCAGCATTAATACCAAGCCCAACAGCAGTTGTGTGGTATGCAAAGTTCTTACCACCAGCAACAGCAGACGTTGAGAAAATCTTGAAGCCCAAGAACTCTTTCATTGTCATGCCGCCAGCATATGGCAGATTTTGCGGTCCAACGAAGTCAGAAGATGCAAACTCAGTAATTCCATACAGGTCAGCAAAACCAGCAGGAGACATAGCAAGATAGCGCTGCCCGTCTTCTGGAATATCTGCATTGCCAAATGTTTCAAACAGTGACAACAAGTCTGCTTTTTCTAGCGCAGAACCAGTATCGTGAATTGCTGATGAAGTCGTCGCATCCATAGCTGTTATAATCAATTCATCAGTCTTACGACCAAGAGCAGCAGCAGCAGATTGTGCTACAGCTTGACGCTCATTGATGTTGATTTTCAATTCATCCAGCTTGTCGATGTACTCCGCAGCGTAGTGATCTGTCATCGTTGCTTCGACATTGGTGTGCGCAAGCTCCATAGGAGTTACATTACCATTGCGTGATTTAGTGCTTGCAGTACCTTTACCAATTACTTGGAAACGAGCAACTGAGCCAGTTACGTTCGAAGAGCGAACAGTGTTGCGGAGTTTGGAACCCATACGCTGATACGCCATGTGAACTTCTGTCTCAAACTGCTTGATAAAGGCTTGGTCAATTGTATTAGCCATTTATACAGTCCTTATGAGGTTACAGATTTATCGTCGGGTGTCCGCTCTCTCACGTCAGCAAGGGTATCCTTTCGGGCCTTTCAGTGCATTACGGGCCGTGATGCGCCATCGTAAACACTTTTTCTATTGGGATTGCAACGCACAAACTCAACATACTTATGAGAATTGCTTTCTATTACACCAACTACCTCAAAGCCAAGCCATGTTGCCCACTGCACCATAAACTCATAATCAGACAGGATTGTCATAGACATCATATCTTGAGTTTTGTCAAAGAAGTTGACCAGCATTTTTGAGCCACGCGCTATTGGCACAAAGTGATCGGCAAAGTCTTTAGAAAACATAGAGAACATTTGCGGGAAGTCTTGATCTTCATTGTACCAAAGACCACCCACCATTAGGAAAGACTCGCCCTCCTTACGTGCCAGATAGCACTCAGAGGATTCATACATTTCAATCAGAGCTTCTTCTATATCCAGATGCCCTAGAAGTTTTAGCTCTCGTTTATTTTCTTGGCTAAGGTTTAAAAGAACCTCTTCTATGTGATGAGGGAGAAAAGGGGTAAGGTAATACTTGCCCCTTTGCAGAATCTTAACCTCATTTGTATATTTGCTGGAATCCCTCTGTGACTTGCTTGATGAAGTGTGGATCACGGTCTTTCCAATATCTTGGGTCATTCATCATCTCCCTAAGTTCTTTTTCGCTAGTTCCCGCTACTGCTTGAGTATTGCCAGCAAACGAACCATCTTTCATAGCTTCCATAATAGCTTCCAATGCAATGATACCCTCATGGGATTCACACATTCTTTCTATTGCAGGAAGTGCTGCTTCTGGGAAAAACTTATTGGCAAACAAAGATGCAGCCTCAATACGCTGATCTGCATTGTCACCCAACATTTTTGCCTCTGCCTCAATGTCAGGCATTGAACCATTCATAGCTTCGGCATACATAGCAATGCCCTGCTCAAACTCCTCCTGAGAAT